AAGAGACGTTTCAGGCTTGCATCAAATCTATTCTTGCGCACGAAGGTGGTTTATCCATAGATAAACGTGACCCAGGTGGCGTGACGCAATGGGGTATCTCACTTCGATATTTACGTTCCATAGGATATGACATTAATGGAGACGGTAAAGTCGATAAGGAAGACATTATAGGTCTTCCGCTGAAAGGTGCAATAGGTATTTACAGAAAATATTGGTGGGACAAGTACCGATATGCCGGATTTAATGAACTCGTAGTAGTAGAGAAAGTGTTCGACCTAGCCGTTAACATGGGTGGCATGGCGGCTCATAAGTTGCTTCAGATTGCTATCAATCGCTTGCGAGAGCAGCCCATTACAGTTGACGGACTACTAGGTGGACAAACTTTTGGAGCAGCTAATTCCACGGATGGAACCAAGCTGCGTCAAGAGCTAAGGGAGTGTGCCAAGCATCGGTACACAGAGATTATTGCAGCGAATCCTGCCATGGAATGGGCGAGAAACGGATGGATGAATCGGGCGCGGTGGTAAAACGCCACACAGAATCGAATGAGCAAATAGCTGCCATGGATTGGCTTAGAGCACAACACCCGAATATAGCATTACACACGCTACATATCGGTAATGAGCGAAAGGCTAGCTACTACGCTGGCTACATTATGAAGCGGATGGGCGTACTGAAGGGTGCGAGTGATCTCTTCATGGCGTGGCCTTGTGGAGGCTTCCATGGGCTATTCATTGAAGTTAAATCCAAGATAGGCAGACCAACTGCTGAGCAGAAAGCATTCTTACAGAGAATGAAAGACGTGGGCTACAGAGCTGAGATTTGTTATGGTGCTGAAGAAGTAATCAGCACCATGAAGAGTTATCTTGGTTTTTACCAGGGCATATCATCGTCCTCTATGCCCGCTTCATAAGACTTATCTTTCGGAGCGGCAGCGTGTTCTTTCGATTTTGGCATAAGCTTCAGGTCATGCGCTATTACGAAGAACTTTGTGCGCTCCTGCCCGTCCTGAGTAGTGTACTTCTGGTTATCCATTTCGCCTTGAATATAGAGCAAGTCACCTACATTCACATACTTCTCCGCAATTTCTGCCAGCTTATTGAATAACGTGACGTTATGCCAGGTCACTTTCTCCTGCTTCTCACCATTCTTAACGAATTTCTTCGAAGTAACCATGCTGCAATTGGTAATCTTCACGCCACTCGATGTAGTTTTTGTGTCAATCTTGCCCACTCGACCTAAAATTGTTCCTTGGTTAACCATGATATATCCTTATAGTTTCAGTAGTTGTTGAATAAAATGATGTGCGCCTTCCCAATTTAACTCTTCTATTGCTTCCACTTCATAGTACGCTAGGGCTTTTCCTACCCTTTCGTCAGTAAAGTTCTTTTCAGCGAGTAATCGCTTAATCTCAATATGCAATTTAGCCGCTTCTTCTCCAGTTTTATCCACTTCTGGTTCGTCTTGGCTTTCCGCAATTTCTTCTCCAGACGTGCTATCCTCCGGCTCAAGATCCAATCCCACATTACTGCCTCCTTGCTTGGTTAGAATGTCCTGCTTTAACCGCTCAGTGCGTGATTTTGAAGGTGTATAATCTGCTTCAATGATGTAATCTTCGACCTCTTCACGGGACTTGATACCCTTTAGAGCGTCAGGGAAAGCATCACGTAGACAGAACCCTCTAGCCCGAAGCTTTAACATCCGCTCAGGGTATTGATTCCAGACACCACCTTTCGCCAGAAGACCCGCTTTCTTAGCCATATCCAGTGTGAACACGCTCTGCTTATCAGCTTTACCTTTACGTTTAACGGTGCAGGTATAGCCAATTACTGCGTCATTCTTAAGGATTGGAGTCTCAATAATGTCATCGAACTCACGGTGGGACATACACAGGGCAAGCATTTCATCACCCCACATCACAGCCTTACCGTTAACGATGGCGATACATTGCATTGCTTGTTCAGGAGACATACCAATCTGATAGCCTAATGCCCAGCATAGAAATAAGTCTTGTGGCTTACCTCTAAAGGACTTTGGAACCAAGTCTGATGTTGCCAGCTGACCCGCTAACTTCATGTAATGCGGTGCTAACTCTTTGGAGAACAAACTGTCATCTAATCGACCAGTTCTCATGTGACTGACTTCCAGCGATTTCTCGCTAACCGTTGCTAACTCTGTAGTTTCCATGTGATCCCTCACTTGATGTTAAAAACGCGCGTACCTTTTTTAGTAGCCTTCCATGTGGCCAGCATTTCACCTTCCTGCCCGACAAGATATTCCGCATCACCCATATGAGCCATGAGTTCCATCTTCATTTTGTCTTCGGTCTCAGTCAAATCCTTGATTGAAGCCTTAACATTCATCAATCCGACAAGGGCATTGGCTGTCCTAAAGTTAGATTGAACGACTTTATCGGGGTGAGGTTTGGGGAATTTTAATCGGCAATCAGATGTTGATATGGGATCGGGTTCGATTCGGTTCTGAACACAATGCCAGAAATCAAGGTCGGCCTTCAGGATTAGTTCTTCGAGAGCTGCGTCACGCTCGTATATGAATTGCTTGTACTCCATTCCTCCGATGAGCACAGCACAGTAGCCTCTAGTGGCATTAGTAATAAGGCATTGTTTGGCGACCTGAATGAGATACACCAAAGGAATTCCGTCCGTAAGTGCCATGTCCCATTCTTTACGCTGGAAACTGTTGGCAGACTTGGCCTCAATAACTGCGTTCTCAGACTCAATCCAGCCATCCAAATTGGCAAATATAAAAGGGTACTCAGGATGATAAACGGTATCTGGGAACGTAACTTTAACATCATTTTCTTCAGCGAATCGTTTGATAATGATTGGCTCTAAAGCATTTCCCCAGTACTGCTGCTCAGTGATTTCATTATCAGATTCAATTGCGCCAATCTTTTCAAGGTATAACTGGTAGGGTGTCTTGTATGTAGAGTAACCCATAATGATAGGCGTATCAGACGCACCTATCCCTTCGTGCCTCTTGGATCTTTGTTCATCCGTTAACATAATTTTCCCTCCTGGAAAGGATTTATTATACACCACAATCCATGTGGAATTCAAACTAGGTTTAGTTTATAATAGTTTAGTATTTGACCGGAGAGAGCCAATGAGCATTGATGAAGTCGTCAAATGGTTTGGCAATCTTAATCAGGCGTGTATTGCGCTTAATATTGCCTCCCAGAACATGACGAAATGGAAGAAACAGGGGTATATTCCCTATAAGCAACAGTTTCGCATAGCCCAATTGACAGAAGGTGAGCTGCTGCCGGATGATGAAGACCCGTATCTTCTGAAATTACAAGGAAAGTAACATGAGAAAGAGCTGCTTAAAGATATTTGCCTTCTTAATAGCGTTCGTTTTCACACAGTTAATAGTGTTGCCATGGATGAGCGACAACGAATTATTGCCATTATGGGTTGATATCCTTGTCATGTCGGGTGGTCTCGTCCTATTTGTGGCATTAGTAGACCGTGTGACCTGTAAATTATGGAGAGAAAATGAATTTTCAGAGTGAAATGGAACGGTTTCTTGAGAAGGGAACCAAGGAAATCTGGGACGAGTTTATGGCTGAGATAAACACGGATGAAAATAAAGATTATCGCAGGGGATTTAAAGCAGGATTGCTTTGTTCACACCTCTACATTAAATCACATATAGGGAAATTTAAAGATGCTTCTACTGAACAACCAACCGATTGACTATTTTCTCTTCTCAGGTGGAGAGTTCCAGCTTAAATTACCCCATAAGATTGAATTTGAACGCGCCATCCTTACATGGAAACCTATTGATGCTTCTGAAATTACCTTCCTAGCCTTAGCGGTTAATGCGCTAAAGCATATGGGTATCTGGGACATTGACCTTGATATCCTGTATTTACCCTACGCCAGACAGGATAGAGTGTGTAGCCCAGGTGAGTCACATAGCCTTGAGGTTATCTGTAAATTCCTGGATAACTTAGGGCTAACCACTATCCGTATTTGGGACGTACACAATGAACCCAAGACCGAAGATTTATTCCATGACACTACTGTGTGCTTTGTCACGGCTACCAATATTTTTGACCGCTATAGAGTTCTGGATGATTTCGACCTCAGCAATCTAATTATCTGTGCGCCAGATGATGGTGCTTATCCCCGTGTTGCTGACCTTTGTAATTACTTTGATATGACCCAGCCAATTGTCTTACATAAAGACCGTTGCCCTGAAACTGGTCGCATAATTGGGATGAAATCTAACAAGCATAATCGCTGTGTTGACAGCTGGAATGTCTTAATCGTGGATGACATTTGTGATGGTGGTGCTACGTTCAATCAAGCTGCGCAACTGC